AGCAGTTTGGCGACATCTACTCTTTTTTCTGAATCAATTGCCAATCCCATATCAGACTCTCCACGCGGACTGTAGTAGTCTACTTCAATAGAAGGACTAACTCTATCTTATATCTGGGGGGATGGCGAGATGATGCCGAGACTTTTTTTGGTCAGGTGGCGTGATGCGTGTGGCGGGACGCGTAGTGGTTGGCGTTCGGTTGAAGAAATGAAGGAGACAAAGGAGGCAGAGGTTATGTCGTGTGGTGTGATTCTTCATCAGGACGAGCGGCGTCTTTTGCTATGCCCGCACGTTTTGTTAAATGACAGGGGTGAAGTGGAAGAGGGGGATGCGGAAATTGCAATACCTATGGATTGGGTTACCAGTGTGGAGGAGTGGAAAACTCATGGCTGAAAAAGACGATGATTGGGAAGACTTGGTGCTTGACGATCTGGAAGAAGAGAGTGAATTAAATTTCGGGGAGTCGGAAGCGCGTGAGGAAGAAGACGAAGAGCGGGACGAAGCATTTTATGCCAGCCGTCTTCAGTTGATTGAAGAAGTCGCGCGTCGGGTGAGGCAGGCTTAGTTTTTCTGAAGCGCGTTTGTTAGCACCGCACACCAGAAGTAAAGATCGCCGTCGGCCATGTTGGACCGGATTTTGTTAACGCGGTCGCAAACGAGTCGAATGTTACCGGGCACGTAGCCGATATCCGGGTCAATTCTGTCAATAGAAATATTGGTCCCGCGCCGTGAGCCGTGGTTCGATGACAGTCCTTCGTGCATCCATGTCATGGGCAGGTTGGACACGGCACATAGTCCCTGCTGTTCTTGAAATAGATTGCATAGAAAATCTAAGTCAACCCTTTCGTCAAATTCTATCTTGTAGCGCCGGACGCGTTGCCGCATGTCCCTGTGCCGTGAGGAGAGGTAGTTGCGAGGTGATTTGTAGACGGAGGTTTTATGACGTTCTGAGTCACAATCAATGCAAACGGGTTTCCCACCTTTATACGTGCCCGTACTGTGGTATCGCTCGCCAAAATATTTTTTAACTTTTCTTTTCTTGCAGATCTTGCAAGTAAGCCGATCCAACCGCCTGCCCCCACATGCGATTAATCTTGGGGGTCAGGTATACGTGATTACACTATGTTAAGCAAGGAGATAAACAAGAAAATTAGAAACAACGCGAGGTATCCCTGCCAACCCATTAATTTTTTTTCGGGTTCCGTAATGCGGTAAAGTTTTTTCGATGAATCTCCCTCCGCCGCAGGGGGCGCGGTTATGGACACGGTGGCGTTTTGCGGTTGTTCCCACGCTTCGTTGACTTCCGTTTCGGGGTTGTCCGCGATGAATCGTCCGTCTTTGCCACGGGCGCGGCGTTTTTTGTTAGCCATCAGGATTTTCCTCCTCAATAGGTCGGTAATAAATAACGTGTGCGCCGCAGTCGGAGCAGGTCAAGTTACTGGACATGTCAAAGAAGTCGTCGTCTTCCAAGTCATGGTCGCCGCCCCATATCAGTTTTCCACGACACCACCAACAAATGTCTCCGCTTGTACTCATGCAATGTCAACCTCTGCTGTGGTTTCAACCCACACCTGCGCGCCGCAAGGCAACGGTTTATCAGGAGAATAAACAACGGTGCTAGGCCCGTGGACCGTGACGCTGTGGCCATAGGTATTGCTTTTACCCTCTTTGACCGTAATCACTGGTTTTCTTTCGCCGGTTTTTTTGTTGCGGCGAATGACGTGTTGGTTTACGTGGATTCGTTTAATGGTCATTCCGGTTGCAACTTTGACCATTGTGAACAGGGGTCCGTGGCCCGTGACTTATGTAGCGTACAATACCACTTGCGTTTTGCTGTCGGTTTGGCGTGACGACAGGTCCGGCATTCGACGGATAGGGGAAGAGGTTGTTCACCGTCGGGCCAGCAGTGTGGCTTGTAGTTACAGTACTTGCACTCAAAGCAATCCGGGGTATCTGAGATGCGAGTAGTGGACGAGCCACGGACCACGGATATGGATTTACGCAACAGGTCCTTGAACCGTGGTTCATCGAAGGGGACATTCTGTGCGTGGTACACGGAGGTGTTTTTGTTGTACGCCACCATCCATGCGGATTTGAAGCCAGACAGCCCCATGAGGAGTTGCATCTGGTCGTAATAAATTGGGTGACTTTTTTCGATTCCCAAGTTTTTAAAGGTGCGCCATTTCTTTTCGTTCATCGACTTGATCTCAAGGATCTGCATCGATTCGCCGTTGTTAATGACGCCGTCGGCGTGGCCGCGTAGGTGTCCACCGAGGGCCGTGTACGTCCATTGCATCTGGGTCTTGGGGTTGACCTCCTGAACGTAGACGCCCGCCATCTTCAGGTCTTCGACAACCACTTCTTCCAAGTAATGTCCGAGGGCAAAGATCCGCACGACTGCGGGTGGTGGGGGATTTTGCGGGTAGCCGCGCAGGCTGTACTGAAGGAAAGCGTGGCAGGGATTGCCCACGTTGCTTGCGCCTATATAGCACCGCCGTTCGTTTTTGTAGGCTTTTGCTGTACCCATATCAATCGCGTCGATTAACTGCACGTATGCGCCTCATCTGCATTAGTTGGATAACTTAGCATACGAAAAGCGCCAGCGCAAAAAAAAGCCCCGCATTGCGCGGGGCCGGGTTAGTAGCATGTTCACTTTGGGAGTTTAACATTAACCCTAATCAAACGTTTTAGGAGTGACACGCATGAGAACATGTCACGCCCTCAAAGTAGCACTACGGTCGAACTATTTCAAGCACTTCTTTCGTGGCCTGATCGGCGGGTACAACAGACAGGTCGCATTGAATTGCCACTGGTTTTTGAAGGCGGTCGGCAGTTTGGTATGCCGCCTCCATGGCAATCTTCACGTCTTCGGAATCCATACCGAAATACCACTTTCCAGTTCTCTTATCAAACGTACCAGAAACCATGTCAGTTATTAAATTTCATTAGCATTCTTTTCTCGTTCCGCGTCTAGCTTGGTTTTGAGAAACTCATGCCAAATATGTAGTTTGTCAAAATCAGACCGGTCGATCTGATCGCCGCTCTCGTAAGCTTCTTCAAGCTTTCTTAGCGCCTTGTCAAACTCCGCCTGCATTGTTGTGAATCGACTCATATTGAAAAGCTCTTGGACGTAAGGTCTACGCCATTCTCCTTCTTAAACGAATCAACCTGCTCCGCAATGTATTCTTGATCGCCGTCTGACAGATTTGCCATCTTCCAGCCCTCATGAATGTAACGAAGCTGTCCACTAATTGTACGCCCTTCAACGCGAGCAATCACTACTAGCTCTTCATAAACGTCGCGCGGCAACAACACGGATTTCCATTTGGTAGTGTCCATTACACTTCTCCTAGTTTGGTATAAGAGAGTATACGGACGATCCTAGTCGGGATCAACCTCAGAAAACGTTTCTGCACGGACATCGTCATACATCTTAGTCAGGTCGGCAATCAGGTCCTGCAAGACATCTAGCTCGCAAACGTCAGGCAAAAGGACAAACCAACGGTCGTTTAAGACAATAAACCCTTCGCCGTCATATAGGTCATAATAAATGGTGCCTATCTTAGAGGCAGTTCTGATATCACCCATCACTAATATCCTCGCACTCGCCCCAGCTTGGGCCTACTTCTACATCACATTTATTCGGCACCTGTAATGGCACCGCGTTTTCCATGATTCGGGCAAGCTCCTTAGCTTGTTCCGGGCTGTCTACAGAAAAGGCCAGTTCGTCGTGAACCTGCAACATGGGAATAAAACCCGCTTCACAAACGTCTATCATCGCCTGCTTAGTCATGTCTGCGGCAGACGCCTGTATCAAACGGTTCAGAGCCTTGTACGTGTAGGCCCGACGCAAACTGGTCGTTGGCCCGTGGGTCGCGATTGCTTCTTCGCGGGGAAGAGCCTTATGCATTTCAAAACTGTTTGGCTCCCACAGATCAAAGCGGCACTTCCTGCCCCGTAATGAGCGGATACTGCCTGATGACCGTGGGTCGTTAAGCTTGTTTTGTACGCCCTTCATCAGCCCTTTCACGAATGGTACGCGCTTGTGATACTTCTGCGTTAACGCCTTGGCTTCGTCCACGGACAAATCTAGCTGGTCAGATAGCTTGTTGACGCCCATGCCGTACATCATGCCAAGGTTGATCACCTTAGCTTGCTTACGTGGGATACCTGCCATCTCGCTGACCATGCTGTGGAAGTCCATATCCGGGTTGTTACGGTAGCCGTCTACAAAGCTTTCTACGCCCTCCATGGGCATGTTCTTATAGTCGCCGTAGTTCTTGGCAAAGTGAACCAAAATCCGTGGCTCTTGTTGCGAGAAGTCTATGGCCGCCCACTGCTGTCCCTCTTCGGGTAGGAACAGCGAGCGGATCATGGGGCCTAGCTCTGGGTCGCGGGCCGGGATTTGTTGTAGGTTGGGCGAGTTCATGGAAATGCGGCCTGATACGGTGCCCCCGTCGTCTGACCGTAACTGATTAATATGACTGTGGATTCTTCCCTCATGGACATACTTCAGGATGCCGTCGATGAACGAGCCGCTAGTCTTGTTTAGGTTGCGGGCCTTGACGATATGCTTTGCAAGCTCATGGCTATGCTCGGACAAGAACGACTTGGTAAAGCTGGGCGCGTCCTTCTCCGTGCGAGGGTAGGGAATTTTTAATTTATCGAAAGCCTTGGCTATAGATTGTGCGGCCCAGATCTCTACGTCCATGCCTGCCAGCGATTTAATTTGTTTAATTGTTTCCTTTTCCTGCTTCATCAGGATTTGCTTAGTCCGTTCGGCGCGGTCGATGTCCACCCGAATGCCTTTCATGGTCATGTCCACAAGGCGGGGTAAGAGCGCAATCTCAAGCCGCCACACGTCCCAAAGCTCCTCGCGGTTCAGTAGGGTCTTGAAGTGGCTCCAAAGCTCCAGCGTAATCTCGGCGTCGGTTTCGGCATATGGCCCGACGTACATGGCGGGTAGCTTCCACATCTCCCCTTTCGGGTCTACGCCAAACTCTTTTGCGGCCTCTACCAATGTCTTTTCTGATTTGGTTTTGCCAAGGTGGTCATAGCAGAGGGCGTTAAGGCTGTAGCTGAATCGGTTTTCATCGATCAGGCTGGCGGTAATCATGGTGTCGATTACGCGGCCTTTAACCTCAAAGCCCTCCGCACGTATCCAGCCCAGATCGTACTGAGCGTTGTGCATGATCTTGTCAGCGGGGCACTCAAATACTTTTTTGAGCCATTTACTGACGATACGCTTGTCAAGGTTACCCCCGCCAGCATGGCCGACGGGGATGTAGCACTTCCAACCCGGCACTGCAATGGCATAGCCCACCACCTCACCATCTTTTGTGGGCCAACCGGGTCCTTTCTGTTTCAGGTTCGGGTCCCGTGTTTCCACGTCGATGGCGATTTCTTCGGCGTCAAAGATGTCGGGCAACTCCATTGGAGGAACCCAATCGCTCTTTGGCGGGAACATAGCCATTTGCAGTTTGCCGGTTGTCATTAGGCCACCTTACGCTCGCGCAAAATTGCTTTCTCAAAATAGTCACAAGCTCGGCACCACCAGCCCACACGTTTATTTTCTGCCGCGTGAATGATTTCTTCCGCCTTCGATGGGCATTTTGGACAAGGTATGTAACTCATTTCGGTTTTTTGTTTCATAAAGCGTAAGCCCTCAAATAATCTTCTGGTTCTAGGATGTAGAGGTTTTGAAGTGCCCGCGTCACCCCCACGTAAAAGACGCGGTGAAGATCGTCCCCTGACGACGTAAGCGCCGCCGCAGTCAGATCCGGAAGGATTACAACGTTTTGTGCCTCGCCGCCTTTTGTCCCGTGAATCGTGGACAGTCGAATGCGGGGCTTGGCGTTAAATTTTTCGCCCCGGCGTAAAAGCGCCGTAATGTAGGCCCGATCCCCGTCTGGTATTTTATCCATTGCCTCATGCCAGATCATCTCGTCCGTAGCCAATAGACCAAAATGTTCTTGTAACTGCTTTAGTTCAAACATTTCGTTATCGTCGGCGGAGATTGTTTTGTGGCCCCGCTTGACTCTTACACCATTTCCAGACATGTAGGAGTATATGGCTTGAGCAGTGCCGGTTGTGACGGCTTTTCCCTTACGTAAGCCTTCCCAGCCGTTAATGGCCAACGACATTTTTTGCGGGATGGAGCGACTACCGTCTTGCCGCTCAAATAAGTACCCGCCGTTTTTTAATTCTTGCTGAATCGGATGAAGCATGAACCGTGCTTGTGCCATGATCAGCCAGCTACCTTCCGACATGTCGATAGAGCGAATGTCGGGCACACGGTAGATCTGCCCTTGCTCCTGCCGAGGTCGGTACACCTTTGGAAAACGGTTTTGTATTCGTGAGGCTATTTTTTCTGCTAGCGCGTGAATAGCCGCAGGGACGCGGTAGCTTTGCTCCAACACCTCCGCCCCACCGGGCAAGCTAATAAAATGATCAACGTCTGCGCCTGCCCAGCGGTAAATTGCCTGATCGTCATCGCCAGCTACAAACATGCGCTCTGACTTCGCGTCCAATTTGTGGGCAATGTCCCACTGCAACGGCGACAGGTCTTGCGCTTCATCAAGGAAAGATACTTTGAAAGACGGCATTAGGTGATCAGCTTGATTAACGAAGGCCAAAAGCAAGTCGGTAAAGTCCATCAGGCCAAACGCTTTCTTATAGTTTTCGTAAGAGTCGGCCACATACTTGACTTCAAGCCACGTGAAGTTCACGTCGGAGTGGTTGTACTCATGCTGAAGCGTGGTTTTTTTGGTTTTTGCAAGGTTTATTAGCTGAAGGATCGGGTGGTCTGTCGCTTTAAACGACACATCCTCTTCTTCGCTTATTGAGCTATGGAGCGTGAATCCTATGGCTTTAGACAACTCTTTATAGTTTTCCCCGCTCATCAACTGATCTTCCTTCACGCCCATCAGCCGGTAAGCCAGAGAATGTATTGTGCGGAAATAGGGCAGATCTTTTTCGGGGTCCAGATCAAACCGTTGGGCGGCCCGATCTCTAGCTTCGTTTGCCGCTTTTCTAGTGAACGCAAAAAACCCCACCTGTGATGGGGTTACACCTGCGTCTAATGATTTTTCCACCATGTTTAACAACGTAGTGGTCTTCCCCGTCCCCGGAGGCCCAAAGATGCGAAACATTAGAACGGGTCCGTGGCCCGTGTTTCAAAACTTTTGGACTCTAATTGGTCGTGCGGAATGTCCTGCACGGGTACGCGCCACACGCGTGTCGGCTTTCCTTTTATTTTTAACACGGTAGATTCCCCGTTTATGTCCCGTAAACGTTGTGCCACCTTGTGAGTTTTAAACTCACTGAAGCGGTTCTTTCGCAGGAAACTTTCAAAATCTTTTAGCCGGAAATGAACGGCGTTGCTCTCTTCATCAACCCATGGTCTGCGAAGCAGTATTTCTTCACGGTCTTCCGCTTTCTGCGTCGAGGTGCAGAACTCATCAAGATACTCGTAGAACTGGCCGTTGATGCTGGCGTCTTCTGACACCTCCATGATGGACCCGTCTGTCTCGGCCATCTCCTTCATCAACTGGTTAATACGAGCCTCCCAGCCACGCCGAGGCATTGTCTGGGGCATGAAGTTAAGCTGTTCGATACAGGCTTTTTGAAACACCGTCTGATTCTGCAATGCGTCGGTGTCCAGTTCTAGCGGTACGCCGTTAACGTCAAGGAACCACACAGGGGGTATGGAGTTGTACTTCCGTAGGTTTGCCACGGCCATGTCACTAACAGCCGCGCCAATGCCGTACTTCCGGGTTTGACACAACTCGCGGTTGCAATACGGCTGAATAGGGGCGTCGTTACAGCGGTAGGCGTAGTCTTTCTTCTCAAGCTGTTTGACGACTAGGTTTACTTCGTTTAAGGGTAACGGCGGATCGATATACGCCATGTTGTGGTGCAGGATCTCATCCTGCCATGTGTCTGGGTGCGCCTTCCGCAGGTAAACGCCTATGCTGAAGAGTCCGTTGTTTCGTCCTCCTTCGCTGATTTTTTGAGAACATAAGGTTTGGAGACAGGGCGGACCTTCCACGATGGCTGTGCTTTCAACCGTGGCTTGCGTAAGTGCTTCCAATTGTTCCGGCGTTTGGACGTGCGCCTCATACAACCCGAAAAATTCTTCCAGAGTCGCCGCACTGCCGTCATCATTGAACGCATAGCGCAACCCCTCCTCCGCATTAAAATACGGCATGTTTAAGAAGTTTCCGATATCCCCCCGATCTAAAAACAACTTTATCTGCTTGGGGAAAATTTCACTGCCGCCGTAGCCTAATCCACTAGCCAAGTGTTGTAGCGTTGACTGCATCGCCTTTGCAGTCACCCACTCACTGCTGAATAAGAAGCAGTGCGCGCCCCCGGATTTAGAACGACATACTACCAGAGGGAGCTTACCGTGACGTATCTTTTCGATCAGCTTCTTGTGGTCAAGCGGGTACTCATCAATGTCAATACA